CACAGGTTAAAACAATTTTTCCAGCCACAAATCAAGTAACAACTTTGTTATATCCAACTCTTGACCAAGGCTCTGACCCTTGGCGTGAAGCGCTTAAGATTGCTGAGTCCGCTTCAATGGATTTGTATTTTGATGAGAACGGGATTGCTCGTATGAGACCAATTCCCGACCCTGATAAGGGAACACCAGTTGCCGAGTACACAGATGGTTCTGACTCGGTTCTTATTCAGATGAATCGTTCTTTGAGCATTGATGAGTCATATAATGGGGTTATCTATACAGGCGAGGGAACCAATCTAAGTATTGGTGTTATTGGTGAGGCTTGGGACGATAATCCGAGTTCCCCTACCTATCGAAAGACTTATGGTGAAGTTCCTAAATTCATGAGTAGCCCGACAATCTTGACAGTTGCCGAGGCTCAAGAAGCGGCGGTAGCCGAGTTAAAGAAAGTTATTGGTGCTTCAGAAAAAATCACTTGGGACTTCATTGTTAATCCTGCTCACGATGTCTATGATTTAGTCAAGGTAACGCGCTCGCCAATCGGGGTTGATAAAATTCTGACGCTTGACGCAATTTCCATTCCTTTGAGTGCCAACGGTACTATGAACGCAATCGGTAGAAGTAGGAGATTCTGATGGACTTAAATTACTTAGTCACTCAAATCAAAGGCACTAATACTTTCCCAACTCTAAGGCTCCGTCAGGCTTATGTTGTTGCTACCAACAACAGTCCTAAGACTATCGATATTCAAATAGCAGGAGATACAAACACCTTACCATCAGTAAAATATATCCATAGTTATGCGCCACAAGTAGGGGACACGGTTTTTATCCTTACCAATGGGGCTGATATTTTATGTCTTGGAGACATAGCAACCTAGGTTCAGAAACCATAGGTTATTATTTACCCACCTACAATTAGGAGATGAAAATGAACAAGAAACAAAAAGCAATGCTCGCTTCATACGGACGGTCATTTTTAGCGGCGGTTACAACAGCCTTTATGATTACAGGCGGGGACATCCTTGCTCTTGATGGCGATTCACTTAAAGCAATTTTAGCGGCGGGTATCTCTGCCGTTCTCCCAGTCGCAATCAGAGCGGCTAACCCTAAAGACCCTGCGTTTGGCAAGATTGCCGATGGAGTTACCGAGGCAGTTGTTGGCAAACTTACAGCCAAGAAAGCGCCGAAGAAAAAGTAATGTCATCACCTAAAGGCACCGCTGAACTCTTAATCGAAATAGCCACCGCTGAGATTGGCTATATCGAAGAAGCAGTTCCCGAGAATAAAACAAAGTACCAAAAAGCAAACCAACCTTGGTGCGGTGCCTTTGTAAACTGGTGTGGTAAAAAGGCTGGAGTTGAAATTCCAAATACTGTTTACACCCCAGCGGGAGCAGATGCTTTCAAGAAAATGAAACGCTGGTATGAAGGCGAAGATGCTCAACCTCAAGCGGGAGATATTGTCTATTTTGATTTTCCCGCAGATGGTGTTGATAGAATTAGTCATGTTGGGATTGTTGTAAAAGATAATCTTGACGGCACCGTTACCTGTATCGAGGGCAACACCAGTTCAGATAAAAAAGGCGACCAAAGAAACGGTGGCGAAGTTTGTCTCAAGATTCGCGCTTACAAGAAAAAGAATCGCAATAAGTTCAAACCTAATCTGCCAGTTGCCATCGTTGGTTTTGGTAGACCAAAATTCGAGGCGCTTCATAAAACCGCTGATGAGGCAAAGGCTTCCCAAAAATGAGCGACGATGTAAAACCAAGTTTAGGAGAAATTATGCGTCGGCTTGACGACTTAACGATGGAAGTCAAGCAGATGAATCTCAATGTCAGTCAAACTTATCTTCGCAAAGATGTTTATGACTCTGATAGTGAACGCTTCTCTCAAGCCATGGAACACATTACAGACCGCATTGAAAAAATGGAGAGTCGCTCTGAATGGGTAGTTCGAACCGTCGGCGCTCTTATGATTGCCACGATTGTCGGTGCCTCGGTGTATGTTGGACAAATCATAGGGTTTTGAGGGCTTGACAACCTAACCCCCGTTTAGTACCCTCTCCCTTAACGAGAGGAGTCCACATGGACAACGCATTACCAGTCGATGATTTTGAAATCATTGAAGAACCAGCCCGTGAGCCATTCGTCGTAGATAACGATTCCAAGGCAGATTGGGCAATGAGAAAACTTGCTTCAATTCGACGCAAGCAATCAGATAACAAAGCCATCTTTGACCGAGAGTTACAAAGGGTCACAGAATGGCTTCAGAAGGTCAATACAGACCTCGAAAGAGATGCTGAATGGTTTGAGGCTAACCTACGCCCATACGCCCTTCAGGAGCGCTCTAAAGACCGTAAAAGCATAGTCCTGCCCCACGGCACCATCAAGACTGTTTCAGGTCGAGTTAAGTTCGATATTGAGGATGAATCTAAGTTCCTTGAGTGGGCTGAGACGAACGCCCCTGAATTAGTCCGAATTAAAAAAGAAATTGATAAAAAAGCCCTAGGTGCTTTGAATCAGGCTGAAGATAAAGTAATATCAACCCAAGGTGAAATTGTTCCAGCAATTAAAGTCATACCTGCTGAAGTTTCAGTTTCATTTGTAATATCCGAGTAGAGAGAGAAACCATGGAAAATAAATTACCAATCGCTCAAGCATTGAGTGAGATTATGAAAGCAGTTGGAGCAATCGCTAAGAAAGATAAAAACACTTCTCAAGGTTTTAACTTTCGTGGAATTGATTCAGTTGTAAATGCTGTATCACCAGCACTTCAAAAGTTTGGCGTAGTAGTCGTGCCTTCAGTCGAAGAGTACGAATATCAAACAGTTGAGATTGGACGGAATCGAACTGCTATGGGTCATGTCAAAGTCAAAGTAACTTACACATTCATCGGAGCAAACGGTGATGCTATTAAAGCAACAGTAGTTGGCGAAGCGATGGACTCAGGCGATAAGGCAACAGCCAAAGCCATGTCAGTTGCTTTCCGTACCGCCTTGCTTCAATCGTTGGCACTACCAACCGATGAAGTAGACCCTGACGCAAGTTCGTATGAACGCTCAAGTGCTGATGATGTTTTAGCGCCTTCAGCAATTCTTATCAAGATTCAACAATCAACCACGATTGAATCACTATCAGAAATCGGTCAGTACATTACCGCGAACAAGGACGCCTACCCCGTTGGACTTCTTGACCAATTCCGTGCCAAGTTCAAAGAGCAACAAACGAAATTGAACCCACCAAAATTGGAAGAGGAATCCGATGAAGTCAGCGTTACTGAACCAACCCGAGTTACCGTATAACGGAACTTCAGGACATAGCGGGACAGATACTTCAAGAGAGCGAGCGCTTAACGCAGATAGGTCAGGCAAGACCGCTTTGCGTCAAGCGCAAGCCCTCAACCTTCTTGCCCAACGAAAATTGTTGGGCATGACATGGAAAGAATTATCTGAGATTACAGGACTTCACCACGGAACCGCTTCGGGTGTATTGTCCGTCCTCCATAAAGCAGGTCGCATTGCGCGATTAAAAGAAACCCGAAAGGGTTGTAAAGTTTATGTTGATGTGGCTTGTATTCAAGGTCGAGTAGTTGAGAGACAAGGGCGAAAGAAAAATTGCCCTCATTGTGGAGGAGATTTGTGAGCATTAGGTGGATTACAAAAGTTTGGGCTGACTCCCCTTATGATGGAACTAAACTTTTGATTCACCTTGCGCTCGCAGATATTTCTCATGATGATGGTCGATTCTTTGCGTCTCAATCTAATCTTGCTTCCAAGGGTAGATGCTCTGTTGAGTATGTCCGAAAGGTCATCAACGAGATGATTGCCGATGGTCACTTAAAGATTATTACCAAGGGAAACTCTCGAGGTAACGCAACTGTCTACCAGTTGATATGGAAGAAACTCCCCAACTCTCTTGGGGAGGAACAAAGTTTAGGAGGGGTAGAACTCCCCAACTCAGATACCCCCAACTCCCCAACTTTGGAGGTTCAACTCCCCAACTCCACTCCGTACCATCCGTCCTATACATCCGTCCTATCTACAACAAAGAGCGACGAAACTGCTATCGCAGTTGTCGCGCTCTCTGAAGCAGTTGCTAGAAAATGGTGGGAGAAGCAAAGAGTTAAACCTCTAGGCAAAAGCGCGTGGCACTCTTTGTTAGCAATCTGCCAAGCGGCAGAGAAGCGGGGCTACACAGCCGAGCAGATTGAACAGGCTTTGGATTACATCGGGACAGTTCCCTCAATGCGTCAGATGGATTTAGTTCTTCGTGGAGTGGGGGTAAAAACTAAACATGAACAATCAGCAATTAGAGCAATCGACTTGGCAGAAAAGTTCCGCAATGAATCTATCTGATATTTCAATCCTGATTGGATTTGTTGGAATCTATGACCTTAGAGTTCAGATTGATGAGATGAAGGTAAGGGCATGGGCTGAGTCCCTTGATTTAGATTTACCTTTGGAAGAGGCAAAGAAAATTGTTTCATGGCACTACGCAAACTTCGACTCGGCGATAAATCCTTCCCACATAAATCGGGAATGGCGTCGTAGACTAGCCGACTCTCGAGAGCGAGAGCGCTCGCGCTTGATGTCCCTTGAGTTTGAAGAGAACGAAAAGAAAAAAGCCTCACCTGAATTTGTAGCACAAATTAAAAAAGAGTTATTAGAAAAATTGAACAGGGGTAAGGATGCTCCGCTGGAAGATGATAATGGACAGGTGGCACCTAACTCATGAGGATATTTCGATTTGTAGGTTGGTACAACAGATGGCGATTCAAACGAACTCAACGA